AAGAAGTGACAAAGACTCAGAACGGCCTGCGTCTTCAGACGTTGGAACCGCTTTAACTACTGACCCATTGCTGAAAGAAATTTGTTGTTTTGAAGGCTCGAACTTAGGCATCAACAACCACTTTGGAAGTGATTGAAGCATAACGTGAACTTTACGGATAAAGTTTTGAGCAGTCGCTAGCTTAGTAGCGATGATAAGGATGTTTTTATCTTTATAAAAGATCGCAAGCCATGTTGCATATGCTGCAGAAACAGTTGACAATCCTAGCTGTCTAGACTTCAAAATGATGTTAAAACGACTGTTTTGAAAATCTTGAAGACAATCCTCCTGAAAAGGATACAAATCAAACGGTATCGTTCCTTTTAAAGGATGCTGGATTTTTGCGTATTTTTTTATAAAATAAGCTGGATCTTTTCCGCAACGAACTATTTCATTAATTTGTTGCTGCTTGGTGAGCGACTTTTCTTGCATTTCATCCTATTTCAAACATGACATTCTTTCTGTAGATTGCGGTTTTCTTTGGATTATGAACTGCCATTCCAATAATTTCTACAGAATCGTCTGTACTAACTTCTTTTAATTTAAGAGATTTACTCGTTAAATCTTTATAAGAGTTTTTTACTGCGTCAACGACAGATTTGATATTTGAGTCAGAAGATTGTTGTTCTTGAATCTTTACTTGAAGCATTTGTCTTTCAGACGCAAAATTAACAATCGTTTGATAAGAAACTCTAAGCATATCGGGGGCGACCAACGACATTTTCACAGAAAATGAATTAATAATGGGAGAAGATGATTTACCCCAAGTCGTATCGATTGCTTGTCCCAAAGCGTTATAGTCTAAGTCTGGCATAATGTGTTCTCTAGCAATTAAATATTGAGAAAAGTCAAATGTGTACATTTGATAGAATCTTTTTTCTACCTGAAATTTTTTTTAACACATCTTTTGTGTCCGGTCTCCATCCATTTTTCCATGCAGTTAGATTTGGTCTTGCCCAATAAGTCTCACAACTCTCGCAGCAATTAAACTGTCTATAAGACTTCTCATCATCAAAAGACCTCATTAAATGGTTACAAACAGGACATGATATAGGAACAGAGTCTTTATCTTCAGAAGGTTTGATGATGTAGAATCCTTCTCTCTCGCTTATCAATCTATCATTTAGGTAAGGTTTCCATTCATTCATACGTAAAATACCTTAGAATCCTTTTCATTTTTTATTATTTCTAAGACATGATCAGCTATGTCTTTTATTCCATCAACGTGAGTAATCACTAAAATCAATCTAAAGTACTTTTTTAAGCTCGTTAATAACCTATTACAAGATTCAACACCAGCATCATCTAAAGTTCCAAATCCTTCATCTATAACAAACATGTCCGATTTTGGCATAGAAGAAACGTTTGCAAGAGCAACTCTAAGCGCAATCGACGCGATCGTCTTCTCCATCCCGCTACACAACTCTATAATTCTTCTAGAATCTCCATAGTTGATATAAATTTCAGAAGCATCTGATTCATCATCATTTTCAAGTTCAACTGAAAAATCTACAATCCCGTGTAATATCTTCAAAATCTCTGCGTTAATAACAGGAAGTTGGGACCTTGTAATAATCAGCGGAATTCCTTTTTTTGAAAAAGCCCCTGAGATGATTTCATAAGTTTTCATATTTTTTAAAAGAGAATTTCTAGATTCTTTTTCTGCTTCTAACTTTTCAATCTCTGACATCAACTTACCACGTTGAGTTGCCGTTAAAATCTTTTCCTCATCCCATTCTTTGATTGACCTAGATAATGTTTCTATTTTTGATCTTAAAGAAACAACTTCTGAATTTTCATCATTTTTTAAAGCATCATTTAGATCGAATAATCGTTGTTCTGCTTCTTTTAATGTTACTTTTATAAAACCACAATTTGAACGAATCTTTTCAATTTCAGTTTCTTTTCTAGAAATTTCAAGGTGAAGCTTCGTAGATAATGCAGATGCTTTTTCTAACTTGTTAAGCTTTGAAACTAAAGAATCTTTTTCTAATAACTTTAATGAATCATTTAGTTCGTTTAATTTCTTTAATGATGCTTTTACTTTTTGTTCTTGAGAAACAATCTTCTCTTTGTTTTGATGCGCATCCTTGATAAACTTGCAGGTAGGATAATCATCTCCACACGGAACTTCGTCTAAAATCTTTAACGATTTTTGTTGAGATTTTAGCAAAGTTGTTTCCTTTTCATTCATGTGTTGGAGATCAATAACAAGCTTTTCCAAAACATCAATCTTCAAAAGCCTGGATTTTAAATCCTCTACATCATCAGAAGACTCTACTTCTTCAACGATATTGAGTTTTTCTTTTAATCCATTAATTTCTCCAGTCAAAACATCGATCTTAGAACATGCTTCATTGCATGAAGCTTTTAATGAAAAAACTCTTTTTTCTTGAATTTCAACATCATGTGTGGTGACGGACTTGTGACCTTGATGACTAGAAAGTTGAGATCTCAATTCAGAACATTTATCTTGAGAATCTGAGATTTTAGAAACAAGATCATCTATCCTTTCAGACATCTTTAAGATTTTAGAATTGCATTCTGTCTGTAGCTCATCCCAATTTTTATCTGGAAAGTTTTTTAATTGTGATTTAAATGAATTCAAGTCCTTTGAAGAAAGATCATACATTTTATCAAAGATATCCAACCCTAAAAACCTAGAAATAGAAGCTCTTCGTCTTGTAGACCCTTGATAGATAAATGCATTAATGTCTCCTTGGGCAGACAATGAAGTCAATGAAAAATCCTCGCTTGTTCCGATCAAATTTCTAATAATTTTTTCCGTTCCAGTTCTTGCATCATCGCATAAATCGTCGACTTCGCCATCGTCTCTCATTCTAAACAAATTTAATGAAGTCGTAGCGTTGGTTATTCCTTTTTTGTTGATTGACTTAGCCGTTTGTCTTTCGGCAATATAAATTTTTCCATCATGATCAAAAATCGCTCTAGCATAACAATGATTTTTTCTTATGTTACAAACATGAAGGTTTTTTAACGATCCTCTATCCGTTGTATTAAACAAAGAGTACATCATCGTACCAACAATTGAAGATTTTCCAATTCTATTGGATCCGAATATTCCAACGATACCTCCTAACTTTGTGAAGTCAATTTCATTGCCTTCGCCATAAGCAAATGTGTTATCCCATTTTAAGTGTCTAAGAGACCATTTTGAACCCTTAACATAATCATCTGAAGCGGAAACTGTAGACATATATTTTTTAATTTGACCTAACATAGTGTCACGATCAAATTCAAGGTTTCCATTTTCTTTACAATATGTTTGAATCAACCCTAAGATAACTTCAGGAGACGTTAAGTCAGATTTTGCTATCGTGGTTGATCCAGCTTTTATAGTTTCGCTTTCTGCTCTATATTCTGATTTAAAAGTAACTTCAGTAGCAGAATATGAAGTTTTTAAAGTTTCATTTAAAAACGTAACATCGTCTTGTGTAAGATCTATTGCTGATTTAATCCTAAACCTAGTTTGCTTTGGATACTTAGACGCTTCTAATAGAAAATCTTTTTTAGATCCTGTCCACTGAATGGTTACATAAGGTTTAGGATTGGGCAACTTTTGAAACTTAACATTCCAATTGTCTTTATCAGTAATATCCCATAGCAGGTAGCCATGGTCAATATCTTCGGCGTAATTTTGTTGAACGGGACAACCGCTGTAAGCTATCCAAGGTTTTTTTACCTTTATTTTTATCTTTTTTCCCATAACTTCTTAGTGAAAATCTTTGAAAAATTAAATCTTGCTGAATCATTCAATGATAGTACATCCAGGATATCTAAATAAATCGTCTTCATCTATCTCTATTTCTGTTTCTCTAAAATCAAGATACTGCATCTTGTGAATATCGCCAAGAAAAACAAAATCATAATCTTTAAAGAATTCTACCTTCATATGCGATTCATCAATTTCCCAGCCTGATTCAGTTACACAACCTAAAACAGGCCCATGATAACAAGCAATGTTGATCTTTCCTGGCTCTGGTTTAACATCGTTCCAGCCTTCTTCGTCAAATAAAGAATAAACACACCAATTAAATCCAGGAGCAAATTCATATACTCCACTTTTCTTATATAAGTGGATCTTTGGATTGTTTAACGCTTGAACGATTGGAGATACGGCATCTTGACGAGTAAGATTCGTCAAATTTCCATCATGATTACCTAACGTTAGGTGAACATGAGCAACTTTAGCCATTGATTCAAGCCACCAAGTTAATTGGTCGATATATTCAGGAGAAATTCCAGATGTCTTTGTATGAAAGATATCTCCACCGACGAAGATGTGATCTACTTTGTTTTTCTTACAATCTTTTATGAATGCAGAAAAAACTTCTCTATATTCATCATGACGACTTAAACCACGCCAATGTACGTCAGCAGTATGAGCTATAATAGTCATTGATTAATTACATTATACTAATTGAAACTAGTGTTCAATAACTGGTTAAAATCTAAAGCTTGATGATGCAACCTTATTAAGCTTTGTCAAGAATCTATCTTCCCAAAACAGCGGTTTTGCCGCGCTTAATGCTTCTTCAAATTCTCCTTTGGACATACTACCTGGGTCGCCCCATGGTCTAACATCGACTACAACAACATCAACGTTGTATTCGTGCAGCTTCTTAACAATTTTAGGAGTTTTCTTGTCCCACATATCTCCGTCGAGGGCTAAAGCTACAGGAGTATTGTTCAATAAAATCTTGTTTAAGATCTCATGCCTCTCATCAAGATCTGATCCTAATAAAGTTGTTGAATTATCTGGACATTTTACCAAATCAAATGGTCCTTCGCACAAAACCATTCTTTTGTTCCAGTCTAAATTAATCTCATTAAAAACTATCGGGTTTTTATCAACATCAGGATTATCATACTTAGGTTTTTTGTTTTTATCTATAGTTCTAGCAGCAAAGTAATTCAAGTCTCCTTCAGCATTGAAAGATGGCATGATAATTCTTCTATGCCATCTAGGTTCATTAGACAAACCAAACTTAAAATACCAAGCATCACGATCTGTCAATCCCCTCGAATAAACATAACGCCATGCAGCTTTAACATCAGGATCATCATAATTTGCTAATGCCAAAAGTTGAAAATCTTTAGGTAATTCGATCTTTTGTTTCGTCTCAACTTCTGCGGTGACGAATGACATTCCTGTCATTTTTTTATAAAATTCAAGATGTTCTTGCGATCCAAGCTTACGTAATAAAGGAACAAGGCTTCTTGCTTTCCATCCACAAACCCAACAATGATTTGCGTCATCGCTTGTTCTAATTGCTAGCTTTTTCTTTGTTAAATCATTTGGAGCGCAGATAGGGCATCTTACATCAAAGTTTTTACCATTTCCAGATATTCTACCTCGACCAAAGACGGATTCATAAAACTTTATCTTGTCGGTTAAAGAATACACAACAATGTAAAGGTAATTCTATCGATTAAAATTTTCAACTAAGCTTTCTCTGATAATAAAGAGATTCCTCTGGCAACAACATAGGCATCTGTAGCATCTCTGCTCCAATCAACAGGAACTCCATTTTTCTTCAGCGGCCATTGAACGTGTTTAAGATCATTTTCTGACATGTATTTAAAAACTTGTTCTTTTCCGTTAATTCCGGCAACTGAAGTTTTTTGTATCTTTATTCCGCACAACTTCCTTGCAGAAGATGATGCAATGTATTCAGGGTCTACCTTGAATATCTCTCTAGAAATATAAGATACAATTCCGTTAAATCTCATGAGCGTTGTTATAGTTGCAGCTGACGACATCCCTGCTCTAAATCCCATAAGAGGTTCTTCTAAACCAACAGTATATTTGCCTTGATGCTTCTGTAAAAGAGAAGATAATTCACTAGCAACAACGTCTGCTTTTTCCCACAACGTTTTGCATTTCTTAAACTCAATACGATCTAAATGCAAAATATGAGATCCTAATTCATTTACATGAATATCACGATTAAGGATGCAAATACCCGTAACTGAAGTTGAAACATCTAGACCAAGGATCAATGATTCCATTTATACGATTGTTTAATTCAGGTTGACATCAGTAAAATTTTCTTAAATTATTCCTAGGTCTTTTAATTCTATTTCCGTCAATACTTTATAATCAACGTCGTGGTGCGCGCACCATTCGATCGCTGCCTTAATTTTTTTGATCACTGTAGTTTGTTGAAGTTTTCTGGACGGTTTAATCTCAACGACAACTTTTTTTCCGTCGTTGTACTCGACTTGAAAGTCGGGGTAGTAT